GTTCATCAGGCACCTCAGGTACTTCACCTACCATAGCAAATGACTCTAATAATAGAGTAACAACTGCCGTAGGTGATGGTACTTTAAATGCAGAAGCTAATCTTACATTTGATGGTTCTACTTTAATAGTAACAGGTGATATTACTGGAAGTAACATTCGATCATCAAATCTGCTCTCAGGATATGATATAGTAGTAAATGCTGCTGGATCCGAAGCTTCTCCTGTTATTCGACTTAACGATACTAATACAGGACTATTTGCCCCCAACCCAGAAGCTATAGGTTTTACATCTAATGGAACTAAAAGACTTGATATAACTAACGGTTCAACTAATTTCACTAATAACAATGTTACAATGGAATTAGCTGATTCGGATGGAGCTGTCCTATCAGTAACTAATACCTTTGCAAGTACTGGCGCGGATGGTGCTATAGCTATAAAAGGCGTAGGATGTGCGGCATTTGGAACCCCAGGAAGCCAACAAAAATCTTTCGGTGGTTATTTCCTTGCAGGTGATACAAACCTTACTAATCCTGATACAATAGCATTATATGCTCAAGGTCATGAAGACGGAGCACCAAATTCTTATGCTGCTATATTCTCAGGATCTACGGGTGGTGTTGTTGGTATTAATACCCTAGAACCTACTGTTGAATTAGAAGTTAGTGGTGATGGTAAATTTAGTGGTACATTAGAAATAGGAGGCATATCAGATGTATCAGCATCAATTGCTGCTGCCAGTGGTGGTGGAGGAGGTTCAAGTACATTAGCTGGCCTTTCAGATGTTAGTTTTTCAAGTTTAGCTGACGGTGATCTAATTAGATATAATGGCACTGCAGGTGAGTGGCAAAATACAAACTTAGGATTAACAGTAACACCATCAATGAGTTTTGCAAACGAAGTTTTTGCTGCTGGAGAAATAACAATAACAAATTCTGCTTCTTACGATGATTTATCAATATTTTGCCAAATTAAATCTGCAAGTGTTGTAGTAGTCCCAAATTCAAGTATGTCTTTTAATGAATCCACAGGTAAAATAACATACATAGATCTAGGAAATGAGGCTTCAAGAAGCATTGAACTTAAAGTGCAAGATTTTGGAGATTTGGAGAGCGAAATAATAACAGGTAGTTATATGAAAAAAGATGCCAATTTTAGATATTGGAAATTAAACTATGACTCTCAAACATCCAATGATCATACTTACTTAAGAAACTTTAGATTATATGATGGCGTTAGCCGAGGAGGAAATGCTTATCCTTCTAATATGACATCAAATAATGCTCCATCTCCATATTCTGCTTCTGCAAATCATTTATTTAGTTCTACTTATGACTTTTTTAAAGCATTTGATAGTAGCACAAGCACAGGGTGGTGGACATTGGGATCTGATACCGAAGGTAAATTTATAATTATAGATTTGGGCACAGCTCAAACTATAAATAGTGTGTTAATTCAATTTAACCAATCTTTCTTCGCAGTAGATAAACTTTCAGTATTAGGGAGTAATGATGCTAGCTTTAGTGATCCAGTAGCTTTTATTTCTAGTGCTTCTGCTCCTGGCGGCACAGAAACGGAACTTTTAAAAATAACGATTAACTAAAATGGAAGAACAGTGTAAGATTAAAATATTAGAATACGCTAATGAACAAATGCAACGTAATGCTGCACTATTGGGCGAACATGAAGAATATGTAAATACTGTACTTACTTTACTTCGTGATGAATACCATAAACAAGTAGATGCAGGTAAAACTACATTTACTGTACCTACAGAAATTACTAATTTATTAAATTCTATAAAACCTTGGTAAAATCTAAAAATGATGTAGACTAAACTTCCATCATATTTATAAATAAACAACATGGCAAACACTCCTATTTGGCCCGGATCTAGTTCATTTGCTTCAGGAAGCAGTACTCCTTTTGGGTTTTACGACGCAGATACAGAATTTCAAACTGACGCAGATAAAGTAGCAGTATTTTGTGCCCGTAGATTAGGATATCCTTTAACTGATATAGAATTACAAGATATTAGTTTTTATGCGGCGTTTGAAGAAGCTGTAACTACGTATGGTAATGAAGTATATGCTTTTAAAGCAAGTGAAAATTATCTTTCATTGGAGGGTTCGCCAACTGGATCTAATTTAAATTATAAACTTCAAAAACCTAATTTAGGTACAGTTATCCGAATTGCTGAATCTTATGGATCCGAAGCAGGAGTGGGAGGAACTGTAGAGTATAGAACAGGTAGCATCCAAATGACTAAAAATAAACAAGTTTATGATTTAACAGAATTTGCTACTTCTCAAAGTGTTGATAAAAATAATATTGAAATTAAAGAAATTTTTTATCAATCAGATCCTGCAATTGTAAGATATTTTGACCCTTATGCAGGTACTGGTACCGACGTTCAGGGATTATTAGATGCCTTTGGATTTGGTAATTACACCCCAGGTATTAACTTTTTATTAATGCCTATTAATTATGATTTAGCTAAAATTCAAGCTATTGATTTTAATGATCAAATTAGAAAATCTAATTATAGTTTTGAGTTAGTAAATAATCAAATTAGAATATTCCCTATACCTATTAGAGACGAAAAATTATATTTTAAATATATTTTTAAAACTGATAGAAATGTAGCTGTTGTATCAGGTAGCATGGGTACTGGTGTTGTTACTGACATTTCAACTGTACCTTATGAAAACCCTACTTATGAATACATCAATTCTATAGGTAGACAATGGATTTTTGAATATACATTAGCTTTAGCTAAAGAAATGTTGGGTTATGTTAGAGGTAAATATACTACAGTTCCTATCCCAGGAGCTGAAGTAACTTTAAATCAAAATGATCTTATATCAGCAGCAACTGCTGAAAAAACAGCTTTAATTGAAAGATTAAGATCATATCTTGACGAAACTTCTCGTAATAGGTTATTAGAAAAGAAAGCAGCAAATTCTGAGTTTATACAAAAAGACTTAAACGCAGTACCTTACACTATCTATATTGGCTAATGGCGCTATTTGGAAGACAACGTGACATAAATCTATTTACAACAATTAATAGAGAATTATTGGGAGATGTCATCACCCAACAGTGTGCTTTTTACAAATATGTTTTAGAAAAAACTACAATAAACATATATGGAGAAGCCGCTGAAGGAGCTTACTATGATGGACCTACATTATTTAATTGTTTAATCCAAAGACAAGATCAACAATTCCCAGAAAGTGATATAGGAGTTGACTTTAAATGGGGTATTGATTTTAAATTTTTGAGAGAAGATTTAATTGATGCTAGTGTAGTACCTGAAGTAGGTGATATAATTTTATATTATAATGGTTACTATGAAATTGAATCAACTAATGCTAATCAATATATTTTAGGTAAAAATCCAGACTATCCTTACGAACCTAATCCTCTTAACCCTGGGTTAGGTGAATTTGGTTCTAATTACTCAATAATTTGTCAAACAAACTATGTACCTGGAGATAAACCTGGCATAACTAGAGAAAGATTATAATGGCTACAAAAGGAAGAATACCCGTACCGAAAAAACAAGCTGAAATAGCTAATGGGTTTATTGAGCCATTTGATACTCAAAGGGGAAACCCAAATCAAAGTCGTGATTTAAATAGAGGAAATAAAACTTCTTATAGAGATGATACTACTAAACCTTTTTCTATAGGAATTAAAGATATAGACGAATCTATCGTTTTTTATTTCAAAAACGTAATTAAACCTTTTGTAATTCAAAACGGACAACGTATTGAAGTACCCGTAATGTATGGTGCCCCTGAAAGATGGAAATCTGTACAACGTGATGGGTTTATGAGGGATGATAAGGGAGCTATTATGGCTCCTATGATTATGTTTAAACGTAATACTATTGCTCCCGTTAGAAGTTTATATAATAAATTAGATGCTAATAATCCTATTAATGTAACTTACACCCAAACTGCCTATAATAAACAAAACGCTTATGATAAATTTAATATACTAAATAATAGAAAACCTATTAAAGAATATCATACTGTTGTAGTCCCTGATTATGTAACTATGACTTATAGTTGTGTAATTTATACTTATTATGTAGAACAACTTAATAAAATAATTGAAGCTATTAACTATGCTGCTAATTCTTACTGGGGTAATCCTGATAGATTTAAATTTAAAGCTAACATAAATTCTTTTACAACAATCACTGAACTTAATCAAGGTAGTTATCGAACAGTTAGAGCTAATTTTGATATTAACTTAAATGGTTATGTAGTACCAGATATTCCACAAAAAGATCTTACAGTAGATAAAAAACGTTTTAGTAAAGGTCAAGTTATCATACAACAAGAAACAGTTTCTAATTTTGATCAGTTAGATCGAAACCAAATTAACACAAGAAATCCTCAAAATACAGATACTGATATTTTTTGAGAAAAAATTTAATATTTATAGCAAACACGTTTTAGTTAAAAATTGAATATTTATAAAAAATGAGTGATCAAATTAAGTTACCGCAAGAAGAATTAGATTTTATTAAACAATTACAAACTGATCAACAAAATTTAATTACCCAATTTGGCACAATTGAGTACCAAATACAGTTATTAGAGTTACAAAAAGAACAATTAATTGAGTCTTTAAATGAGTTACGCGGAAGAGAATTAACAACAGGAAATAAATTAACCAAAAAATATGGAAACGGTACATTAGATTTAGAATCAGGTACGTTTACAAAAACTGAATAAATTAATAAAACAATAAAATGGCAGAACAGATAGTATCACCTGGAGTATTCACAAGAGAAAACGACCAGTCATTTATTACTCAGCAACCCGTAGAGTTAGGGGCTGCAATTGTTGGCCCTACAGTAAAAGGTCCTGTAGAAATACCAACTATAGTAACTTCTTACAGTCAATATGAAAATATTTTTGGTACCACTTTTGTAAGTGCTAGCCAAACCTACTCTTTCCTTACTTCAATTTCAGCATTCAACTACTTCCAAAATGGAGGTGTTTCATTGGTAGTAACTAGAGTAGTATCAGGAGGCTCAGCGGCATTCACTTCTGCTACTAGTGCAAATATCACAGGTGGATCTGGAGTAACAAACGCTTTTGCCCTTAAAACCATCTCTGAAGGTGCTATAATGAATACTGGTACTTTAGATGATAGTGGGTCCCTTTCTTTAGGCACTACAGATAATGTAAGATTTGAAATTACTACTTCTAATACTTCAGCTGGTACGTTTACTCTTAATATAAGAAGAGGTGATGATAATAATAATGAAAAGGTAATATTAGAAACATTTGCTAATGTATCTTTAGACCCTGAACAAGATAATTACATTGCAAAAGCAATAGGTGATACTTATTATCAAATAAATAGTGATGATGCTAATAACAAATATGTTCAAACTATTGGTGAGTACCCTAACGTAAGTAAATACGTTTATGTTTCTGCTGTAAATAACCCAACACCTAATTTCTTTGATAATAACGGGGTAGCCAAATCAGAATTCACAGCTTCAGTCCCATTAATTCAAAGTGGAGGATTCAGTGGAGGTACTGGCGAAACTTCAGGAAGTGCTCCTGCATTATTCTTTGATAAAATTGATACAAATACCCAAGGTTTAGTAGGAAGTGATTATGATACTGCTTTTGATTTATTAAAGAATAAAGACGAATACCAATATAATTTAATTACTGCTCCTGGTTTATTACATGATAAACATACTAATCAAGTAAACACATTAATTCAAAATACTCAAGATAGAGGTGATGCAATTGCGGTAGTAGATCTTGAACCATATGGGGCTTTAATTTCAGCAACTACTAACCAAGCAAGTGGTATTAACTCAAGCTATGCAGCTGCTTACTGGCCTTGGTGTCAAATTATAAACCCTAATACAGGTAAAATAAACTGGGTCCCCGCTTCAGCATTAATACCAGGAGTTTATGCCTTTAACGATTCTAATGCTGAACCATGGTTTGCCCCTGCGGGTATCAACAGAGGTGGTTTAACACAAGTAATTAGACCCGAAAGAAAATTACAAAGAGCTGATAGAGATACTTTGTATGAAGCTAATGTAAACCCAATTGCTAACTTCCCTGCAAACGGAACTGTAGTATTTGGTCAAAAGACATTACAAAAGAAAGCATCTGCACTTGATCGTGTGAATGTTAGAAGATTATTAATTGCTCTTAAAGGATTTATTGGTCAAGTTGCTAATAACTTAGTATTTGAACAAAATACAGCAGCTACAAGAAATAGCTTTTTAGCTCAAGTAAATCCATACCTCGAAAGCGTTCAACAAAGACAAGGTGTCTTTGCTTTTAAAGTAGTAATGGATGATTCAAACAATACACCAGATGTAATAGATAGAAATCAGTTGGTAGGTCAAATATTTATCCAACCAACAAGAACAGCTGAATTTATAGTATTAGATTTCAATGTATTACCAACTGGAGCTGAATTCCCAGCATAATAAAAATTAGAGATAGTAATATTTATAATAAAACACGACAATGGCAGTATTAGATCCAAACGAAATATTTTTCACACCATTTGAACCAAAACAACAAAATAGATTTGTTTTGTATGTAGATGGATTCCCCGCTTACCTTATTAAGGGATTAGGAGCAGTAAACGTTTCTCAAGGAACAATACCTTTAAACCATATTAATATCCAAAGATATGTAAAAGGTAAAACTACTTGGGGTACTATAGCATTAACATTATTTGATGCTATTACTCCTTCTGGAGCCCAATCAGTAATGGAATGGGTAAGATTACATCATGAATCTGTAACAGGTAGAGATGGTTACTCAGATTTCTATAAAAAAGACTTAACAGTAAATGTTTTAGGTCCTGTAGGTGATGTAGTTTCTGAATGGATTATTAAAGGTGCTTTAATTACTGAAGCTACTTTTGGTGATTACAACTATGATGCTGAGGGTGCTATTGAAATTTCAATGACAGTGCAACCCGATTACTGTGTGTTGAATTTCTAATACAAGTCAAATATTATAAAAAGAAAGGCGTACTTCGGTACGCCTTCCTTATTTTCTATATATTTATATCAAACAAATAGTTATTTTAAATGGCACTTGATAATTTAAAGTTACCTACAGAAACTGTAGAATTACCTTCAAAAGGTCTTTTATATTCAAAAGACAATCCCCTTTCTTCCGGAACTATAGAAATGAAGTATATGACTGCTAAGGAAGAAGACATCTTAACTAATGCAGCTTATATTAAAAACGGAACTGTAATTGATAAACTACTTAAATCAATGATAGTTTCTAAGATCAATTATGATGATCTTTTAATTGGGGATAAAAATGCTATTTTGGTAGCAGCTCGTATATTAGGGTATGGTAAAGATTATGAATTCACTATTGGTGATACAACTCACACACTTGATCTAACCCAGATAGAAAATAAAGAAATGGATGAATCTTTATTTGAATCAGGTAAAAATGAATTTAGTTATACTTTACCTCATACTGATACTAATATAACTTTTAGATTGTTAACTCATGGTGATGAGAAAAAAATCCAAAAAGAAATAGCAGGCATTAAAAAATTAAATAACTCTAATCCTGAGGGATCTACTAGATTAAAATACATTATTACCTCAGTTGCAGATAGTAGAGAACCTAAAGATATAAGGGAGTTTGTAGATAATTATCTCCTAGCAAAAGATGCTAGAGAATTTAGAAAGCATGTTCTTGAAGTTCAACCCGACGTTGATTTAACTTTTTTTCCCGATGATGGGGGAGAAGCTGTTGCCATCCCAATTGGTGCAAGCTTTTTTTATCCTGACCTCGACTAACGCTGCTCAAATTCGAAAAAATTTATTTACCCAAATCCATGAAATAGTGTTTCATGGGCAGGGGGGATACGATTGGGAAACGGTATACAATATGCCTTTATGGCTTCGTAGATTTACTTTTGATAAAATTAGAGAATTTTACGATAATAAAGCTAAGGCAGCAGAAAAATCTCAACCTAAAATCCCAGGACAAACTACTGTTATAGATTCTACAGGTAAAGTTAAAGCACCTGAACATTTAAAGCGTCCTACATATCGATAAAAGCTTAATTTTTAAATATTTATTGATATGGCTGTAGGCGACGACTTAAGGAATGCTAACGAACAAGCAGAAAGACTACAAGAAAATGCACGTCTTATCCAAGATGCATTTGGTAATATTGCTGAATCTATAAGTGCTGGTCTCCAAGAAGCTATTGATAATGCTACCGGTTTAGATGACATAGGTAGAAAAGTACAAAAAACTTTTGGCAACGATATAGTAAAGGGGTTAAAGTCAATGGTTACAAGCATTGATAAACAAGTTTCTTTACAAAGTAAATTAAATAGAGGGGCAGATATTACTAAAGAACTTGAACAAGAAAGAGAAAAAGTTCAAAATACTATAATAGCAGCAAAACAAAGAATAGCTATATTAGCTGCTAATGATGTAGAATTAGAACAAGAATTATTAGCCGAATTAGAACAGCAAGAAACTCGCCAAAATGCAATTTTAAAGTCTCTTGAAGAACAAAACGATGAAATTCAAAATTCTGTAGGTTTAACAGGCAATTTAATTGGAGGTTTAGGAGGAGTCCTTGAAAAACTTGGAATGGGTCCAAAAACCGCTGGCCTTTTAACTAGTGCTATGGAGGATGCTAAAGCACAAGGAGGGGGTCTTGCAACTCAACTAAAAAACACAGGCTTAAATATAAAAGGTGCTATTAAGCCCACTGATATATTTTCTGCTCTTTTAGTTAAAAGTGTTGATGCTGTTAAAAAAATAGATGTTAGGGTAGCAAGTTTTAGAAAAAATTTGGGATTAAGCGCACGTGATGCAGTTAACCTAAACGATAAATTCGCTATGACTGCCTTAACAAGCAACACCATAGGAATTAATGTTGATACCCTCACTAAATCTGTAAATGATCTTAACTCAGCTTTAGGTGATACCGCTATAATATTTGATCAAGATTTACTTGAATCTGCTACTTTTTTAAGAGAAAGATTTGGACTATCAGAAGAAGCTGTAGCTAATATAACTCAAGAATCTTTAGCGACAGGACGTTCTTTAGAAAATATAAAAGACGAACAATTAGCTTCTTTAGTTGCTGCAGAAAAAACACTTCAAGTAAATTTAAATACTAATAAAGCATTAGAAAAAGCAAATTCTATATCGGGCGCTTTACGTTTAAATTTAGAACAAGCTCCTGGTGGTTTAGTTAAAGCAGTAGCACAAGCCACAGCATTAGGTTTAGAAATTGGACAAACTGCCAAAATGGCTGGAAAATTACTTGAGTTTGAATCAAGTATTGAAGCTGAATTAGAAGCAGAATTACTAACGGGTAAACAACTTAATCTCGAACAAGCTAGATTGTTAGCTCTAAAGGGAGACACTGCGGGTGCTGCCGCTGAAGTAGCCAAACAAGTAGGGTCATCTGCTGAATTTGCTGGTATGAATGTCATCCAACAAAAAGCATTAGCAGATGCTGTTGGATTAACTACAGATGAGCTAGCTGATTCTTTAAGAAAACAAGAAAGCATCTCCTCAGAGGCAGAAAAATTCCAGGAACGAACTGCTAAAGGAGCAGAAGAAGCAGCCACATCCTTATCAGTTCAAGAAAAATTAGCAGGTGCTGTTAAAAAACTAGCAGGAGTACTAGAATTTTCAGTTATAGCAGCTGCCATGCTTGCAGGAGCTTTAGCAGGGATAGCAACTGGTGGATTTGCTTCTGCTGCTCTTGCGGCCGCAGGTGGAGCTACAGTAGCAGGTTTATTAAAAGGATATCAATCCGTTCAAGGCGATGACATCATCTCCCCAGATCAGGGAGGCTCAGGGTACGGTAAACGTACTTTATTTGGACCCGAGGGTGCAATAG